GATAAATGCAAAGATTAATAGAAACATTATCACTTGGTTTGTTCCACAGTTTGGAACTGTTCGTATGTTCATTAATCCACAGAATATCTCATACTCTCATAAGAAGTTAATCACTAAAGAAAGAACTAAGGGTGGATTTACTTTGCAATATTGGGGAGAGGACTTATCTCAAATTAATATTTCTGGAACAACTGGCAGTGCTGGGATTGAAGGCATAAATGCATTAGAGGAAATTTACCGCGCTGAGCAATACGGATTTGATGCTGTTGGTCTAACTCTAGCTGCCAACAACGCAGCCTCAGACCTATCTAATAATTTAGTTCAGGGTATCGGTGGGGCTCTGGGCCGAGCCATCGGTGGAGACAATTTAACAGCTTCGGCAGGAGGAGCCGGTCTTCTTGGCGGTGTATTAGGAATGGACTCTCCAAATAACAGTTTATCAGCTAGAAATATTCCTTCATTAGCATCACTAGCTTTTGGAGTTGAAATGTATTATGGCGGCTGGATATTTAGAGGGTTTTTTGAGAGTATGACCGTCAATGAGAGAGCTGACAATTTCTTGCTTGATTACAATATGGTTTTTACCGTAACTCAAAAGAGAGGTTATAGAACCAATTACTTTCCATTTAGTAATAGTCCGGTTGGTGGCCCAAGCAGCTATACAACGTCTCCATCGTTCAATGGTAATACATCATTGAATTCAACGGCTGGAGTTAAGACAATTACTGCATCAAGTTCAACTCTAATAGACGATTTAATAAAGTCGTTGTAAGGATGATATGGGTTTTCTAGGCGATCTTAATGATCAAATTTCTTCTCAGTTTAGTATTGGCGAAAATACCACTACTTCATTAGATGGCATCGTAGACGGTCAGCAAACAAAGTATGGCTCGTTGGGCGATTTTGCGTCTCAATTTGATCAATCTGCTGAAAGAAGATATGTTGAAGAAGGTTATCTAAGAAGAGATCCTTACAATACAAATCCTAAACAATCTGAAGTACTATGGCAAGAACCTAATGCTACAGTATTGATCAAGAAGAGAATGTTCTCATCGATTGCAGAGAATTTTCGTCCGGATTTTATGGATGCTGATGAAAAGCTTTACTACAAAGCTATGCGTATTCTATTACAGAATAAATGCAGGCAGGTTGCCGCTTTAGAAAAACTGAGTAAAATACAGAAGATGACTGCTGCCGTTGGGGATATCAACGATCAATTAGTTCCGGTAATTATCACATTAGCAGATACTGCAAATAACGGATTTGGTAATGGAACGAATGTTTTCGGAGCACTTCCAGGCAACAATAATCCTTTTGCCACAAAAGAAGGTGGCAGTTTTATCAAGACAGTTGACAGGCTAAGAGTATTATACGCATATAATCAAACAAACCCTTATACCACTTGGATTACTGATCCAACTGATTTATATCAATCAACTCTTGGTACAGGTACTGGCGTAATCGAAATAACAAACTTTACAAATATTAGCAGCACAACTACTACTGATATCAAAACTCCTGGTCGTTTTAGCTTAAGCATATCTGATCCGTATGAAGCGATGCTAATTACTGAATACGATATTGAAGTTGCTCTTAGTGACGCTACAAACCTTTTTTACAATAAGAAGATTTTTCAATTTGGCAGTGAAACTTCTAATAAGGTTATTGTAGATCAGCAAAGTTCATTAAACGCCATTCGCAACGCTAGAAAAGCTAGCCCAATTACATTCAAAATAGATGCTGATACTTTATTTGGAAAAAGAGTAACGGTAATTATTGATCGAATGGGAATAGAGATTCCATTTACTTATGATGCTTTAGCGTCTCTTGGTTTAGGTGGATCTGGCGGTGTTGAAGTTACTGCTGACTATCTAAAAGATGGCAATATCGCAGGCTATGATGGTTTGGATACTGGCCCAGGATATACAGGTTTTCCTTGGGAAAAAAGTGGAACAAGTAAGAGTCATGGAAATTCAGAGCTTCAAATTTTCCAAGCTATCGTGGGAGCTATTTTTCATCAGCTAGAATTAACAGCTAACTCGGCAGGAAACTTTACAGCTAACAATAAGCTATGCAACTATGCTCGTCGTAAATTGCGTTTCAATTTTGCTGGCAAGCTAATTATTCAGCCAATGGATGTTGTTAGTATCTATATGAGTTCTAAGAGCCAATATGATAATAAGATACTGGCCGGCATGCAAGAAATGTTTAGTGGAGTTGGTATTCTACAAAATATTACTAACACAATGACTTCATTGAATAATGCTACAGATATTCTTTTCAATCCTTCAGCTAACATATCTGTTCAGGCTGAAAAATCAATGTATGTTGGCCCTAATTTTCCTAACTATCTTTGGGCTTTAGTTCGAACTCAATTCGTAACTGAAAAAGAAGGAACGCACGTTTTTGGTGGCGTAGTAGAGTCAGCAATAGACAATTGGTCTAATGGAAAATTCTCTGTTGATGTAAGTGGCAGTGATAATAGCTATTATTTTAGACAGGGCAAGATTAATTTCAAACCTGGGGCAGACGCTTTTAACGGTCTAATTTTTGATCCATTAACTCCTTTCGAATCAAATTTTGATAGTATAACAATTAATAACAATCCAGGCACTCTAAATTTACTGGAAGAAAATAAGTATCTATTATCATCAAAGGGATCTGATTCTTTAGTTAAGCATAAGCAAGGAGCATTAGCTGGAGAAAAAGCTACAGATGGTAACTATATCCAAGATCAAAGCATTGATGGCACTACTGGAAGACTTACTAGAGTATTCTATGCTCCAGATGGTTTGGTTTATAAGTGGAAGCAAGGAATCGGAGTATTTACACAAAGCGGTTCAAGCAATACAATTAATGATCCAAACTTAGTTGGCACTCCCAATATCTACAAAGAGCCGTTCGCTGGCCTAGATATTATGAATGTTCTTTCATTATTGATTACTGGTACGCCTTACAACTTTGCAACCTATTATAAAGCGACATCTGATTTATTTGGATTTAGTAGCGATCCGCAAAGTAAGCAATCATCAGCAAATAATTTTATCAAGTCTTTAAGGACTAGTTTGTCTAAGAGCAATTCTCTATGGGGCAATTTTATTCCGTTCAAAAATTTGGTTATGAATGAAAAGGCCGTTGCACAATCAATGCAGTCTCAAATGACTGCCGCTAATAATAACTCTGATTTAGATGCTAAGATTAAGAGACTTAGTGATTTGCAAAATTCATTGGCTGCATTAGGTGCAGCAGATGTATTGTCTAAAGTATTTTCAGATAAAGTTAGTCCAGTTACACAAGCTCAAATTAGCACTTTAAGCACAGAGGTTATTGGTTTAACGTCCGACATTAATAAAATCCTACTTTCTACACAAGCGTCTAATCAGCAATTTTATAGTCAAGTAGAGAGTAGCAATAATCAGACTAGCAGTCAAAATCAATCATCATCCGCTAATTTGCCAGATAGCGTAGCCCGTAAAGAATTACGTAGACAGACAAATTATTTGACTAGGCGTATGTCATATGATGTCCGAGCTAATCAAGATAAAAACTTATTCATTGTAGACGATTACTATGATATGGATTATGATATCGCGGCATTTAATAAGGCATTGGCAAATAGCATTGATCTATATAGTACTGAATATACTGATGTATCGACTAAAATTGCTCATGTAGCAGATTTACTCAATCTAGAAGTTTTCTGCGATTCTCAAGGGCATGTTCGTGTCAGATCCCCACAATATAATAGGATGCCAAGCTCTGTTTTCTATAGAATGCTTTATCTAAAGAAGACGTTGGGCATTCAAGTTTTCCCACATTTTCTTGATAGTCTATTCACTGATCAATTAACTTCTCTTAGAAGGAACATAGAGGTTTTAGAAGATCAGATTAGATTGGATTGTGCAATCTTAGGCCATTATTCAGGTGTTAGTGTTGATGGTGATAACGAAGCGTCCCAATTTATTACTGAAACTCAAGTAAGTTCTGGTATGGGAGGAACGTTTAACTTTATCTCAAACTCTAGTGGAAGTATTACTGATATTCATAATCTTGTTTCTACAGCAAATCAAGATCAGGCTGATGGAAAAGTAAAGCAGGATCTATCAAGCTATAATAATCTGGTTGCTGCCGCAACCTCTACTAAACAACTTTTTGGGAATACAGAGCGCTACATAATTATATTTAGCTCACTAGTCAGTCAAAATGATAAAGGTGCAAGTATAAATACAAATAGTAGTCCTAGTACATCTGTATTCCAAAGCAGCAATGTTCAAGTTTTGATTTCTCGTATTGAACAAAAATCTGGTACTCGTGTATCAAGTAAAGACTATCTAACTAAAGCTGGCCCTAATCAGCCTATTGAGGTAGATACTGGGCAGACGGTTGATATTTTTAAGGTGACTGAAGATTTGACTAGCTACATTCAACAGTGGCAAACGGCTGTTAAGTTGTTTTATCACACCATGAAAAATGCGGCAGAATATAAGTCACTTGATGATAATACTGCTAATTTTAATGCGATATCTAATCCAGGATTGCACAAGAATGCTTATATACCAGAAATATATGAGCATATGATTGAAGATGAGAGCTATGATGATTATGGCCCAGGATCCGGAACTAGATATGTTATTAAACGTGCTCAAATACGAAATATTAGTATTTCAGAGAATGCTCCACCATATACAATGGTAGAAGTACATGGCACATTACCATTCTTTGCTGAGAATGAGGGCCCACCAGGTCTGAACGCTTTCCCTGGCCAAGGCAATGCCCTGGTTACGGCAATAGCTGTTGATTATGATATGTGGAGAAACTATGGATACAAAGATCCTTATCCAATCAACGTGCCATTTTTGACAGACCCCGTTTCACAACTAGGGCCGTACGCTAGCATGATACTTAGCCGTAATCGTTACAATATTTTAAGGGGAACACTAACTATTTCTGGTAATGAATTTATGCAGCCGGGAGAAGTTATCTATCTAGAAGATCGTAATTTACTTTTCTATGTCACTTCAGTTAGCCACTCACTATCACAAGGTAGCGGATTTACTACTACACTAGAGTTATCGTATGGACATCCAATTGGAGAATATATTCCAACAGTTATGGATAGTATTGGAAAATTGATTTATAAGAATCAAGAGGCTACAAACACTATCATACATAGACAGGACTCGTCCGCTAATGAAGAAAGCTTGGGAGTTATTCAATTAGATGGTAAGTCTCCCAAGACTCCAACTCTTAATGTAAAGTCTGATGACCAAAACAACACTAATAGTTACATTTCCACAAATAAAGCGGTTATAGATAATTTACTTTATACGAGTGCATATGTAATTAATGCAAATGAAACGTCAGGCAATAACGTCAAGGCTTCGATACAATTGAGAATATATTACGACAATAAGCACCCTATAAATTCACACATATTAGACCAGGCTAATATGGCTCAACAAATTTTAATAGGACAAGCTCAGAGTTTGAATAGTTCCGCCACTATGAATAGGCCGCATCAAAATAATTCATTGCCAGATAACACTGTAAATATAGTACAAATAAATCTAGATAATGAAAATGATAGAAGATCTCCATCTCAGAAAGCTATTGATGCTGCAAGAGATCAAGTATCGTCTGCTAGCATTCCAATGATACAGGCTCCATCAGAACTTCAAGCACAGAATTCAATTTCTAGTTCAACAACTGCCGCCAATATGACAAGCGTACTTAATGATCAGTTAAGGATCGCCCTATTTAGTTATATTGTTGATTGCTGGATTATTTTTGAGCAAGTTCCAACTGAAATTGCAAATGCAATTTCGTCTCAAACACATTCGCCAAGTCAACGCGGTGTACTAGGAGAAACAACCACCACTGCTACGAATGGCACTACTAGCACTACTAGTACGATCGGCGCTCTAGCAGAATCAAAAACTGGTCCGGGATTTTAATTGAGGCATAATGGGTAACGATAGAAAAGGCTCTAATATATTTGATCCGCCTTCAGGAATGATCCGAGAAGGGGCAATATCTCATGCTTCTACAGAGCAGTTTAGAGTTGTATTAACAGAAGTCCCTGCTGCTAAAGGCAAATCAATTGGCGTAGATGTTCCACGCTCATTTCCATTAATAGATAGTTCTGGAATGTTTATTGGATCTTTGCCAGCTAAAAATACTACAGTAACAGTGGCTCAAAGTTTAGGCGGTAAATACCATCTTATTAACTATGAGTCTGGAAACAATAATATCATTCCGGATTTATTGCCCGGCCAATTATTGATTAAATCAACCGACACATCTCGTATCTTACTTGATTTAGACGGTCACATAAAGCTAGGCTCTGTCGTTAACAATATCCATATTTTTGCGGGTAGCCAAAGATATCCTAAGAGTAATCTAGTTACTTTTAATTTCGAAAATGAGAACCATTTTACCCAAGGCTATCGTCAAATTGGAGGCTTGGTTAAAAGAGACGCTCACCCTAATTCATTGGCAGCATCATATAGCGGTGATACAAAATTAGAAGATGACTCTTATGATACTATATTCTCAATCATAGGAATAGATCCCTCAGCAACTGCTAATGATCTAAGATCTGGTTCAACTAAAAACCCTCCTTTTGTTGAGCTGCGTAAAATTGTGTATGAATTTCAGCATTCATCTGATGTAGATGATGATAAGTCAGAGTCAAATAAGTACTCTACTACATCACATAGCTCAACTATTTTTACAACTCCAAATCGTCGTAGCAGTCGTGCTGATACTATGAGTCTAAGCTTAGTCGCACCAAATTTCCTTATCGAACAGGTTGAGGGTACTGTTGTAGATATCTTTGGAAACATTCTTGACATTAATAGATTACCACTTCCTATAGGGCTTAGTGCGGATACTACATTGCGTGCTAATGGAACTGTTGCCACTACTAATGCTCAACAGTCATATCTAAATATCAGAGCGTTGGAGCGTAAGAGTATTGCATACCACTTTGAGTTAAATGCCAGGAAAGATCCTAATCCAACTAATCTTGGCAGCAATCTAAGCATTAATGATGATAATCAAAATGCAAAGTCTTTACGTAGTAGATTCTTTTTTGACATAGATAAAGAAGGTCAGTTCAAACTTAATGTGCCAGCATCTAGTGAAATTGGAAATATTCCATTATTAGTTAGACCTGAAAACTATTCAACTTTTGCCACAACAGATGGTGGCAACTCTAATCAGCTATGGTTTGTTCAGAGTGGCCAGCCAATCAGCCAAGATATCTATGTGGACTCTTTTGCAGCCCCACAAACAAATCCAAGTAGTACAGCAACAGGT